TACCGCGTGAACTTTGACATTCACCAGTAATACCCAGCCAATCCGACTGTTCCTTCAGGAATGGTTCCTGTCACCGAATCGGTTACTGCAGCCTGATAAGACTGCGGGGGTACGTAGATTCCTAATGAAGCATCATCTGAAAACTTCTGATAAACTTTCAGATCTGCAGCTCCGTCAGGAACCTTGAAAGAAAGCACTCCAAGGATGATGATCCCATCAGGATCCCCGGAAGTTTCAGGTGTCATATAACCCACATGTTGTTCATAAGGAACTGTAACATCAATCCAACTCAGGTTCTCATGTAGTGGATAACTGACTTCAACTGGGACAGATGTTGTCAGGGTGGTATTGAACACATTCGTAGGTAATGAAATCGTACTGGTGATACTAGATCCTGTCTTCACCGTATTCGTTACAGACGAGCTGTAATTGGCTAGAGCTAAACTCTGGCGACCACCAAATGATGGCGTGAAGAAGATTTCTTTTATTCCACCAGGACAATAAATACGATAATCTATCCCACCACAAAACCCGCGATAGAAAGCGGTCATTGCCGACATAGCTGGAGTTACCACAATCTCTACAATGGGTGAAAGCTTCGAATCTGCGGCATGCCATGTATTGATACCAGCAGCACTTCCTGTCGGTGCATACATATAAAGCAAAGCGGGTGAGATCGAGACATACCGTCTCAATAAATCCAACACATTTCCTGTCAGAAATTCGAACTGGGCACCTATATCCAAGTTGGAATGCTCTGGACCGGCACCGGGCTCCGTTTCACTGACATCATCTGCATCCACAAATGGTTCATCAACTTCTTCATCGGGGGGTAAGATAGTTGAAGAACCTGTAACATCCATCTCAGCAATAGCTCCGGTAAATGAAATTGTTGGAACTCGGCCAGAGTTCACAGCATTTATGAGTGGATAAGGCTTCGGTATAGCAACACGAACGTCATCAAACGTCACAGACACAAGCACACCGACCTCAACGGGTACCGTCTCCTGGGCGACCGCTAACTGGTTCAAAACCTCTAAACGCAATGTACCAAGGCTGAAATCATACTTACCAATCCAAGTAGGGTCAGCCACACGAGGCCCGTCAAATGTACGTAAATAGTCCGTGGGAGCCATCCACTCAGCAGTAAAACTATGCTGAACATCTTCAACTGTATAATCTAATATATGAGTATAACCCGTACCACCATAATTTTTAGTGGCGTCCACATCATACTCTCCATAACCGAAAACTGCACGCAAACGTCCAGTATGAAACATGGTCTTGAAAACGTAGACGTGGAAAGTCGGCACGGCGTGGAAAAACTGAAACAAATTTAAAAAATATGTTGAACAACCAACGCTGTGTTTCCCATTGATATCAAGCCAGCTATTCAAATCTATAGCGAGCAATAAGTCTCCCGACACCTGAGTCTGAGACCATGTACCCTGCCATAAAACTTGTTCTCTTCCAACGAGAAAATCAATATTCATCTCAGACGGGTCCATCATCAAGCGTCCAGGGCGGTATATGGCTGCTGGAGCCTGTTGCATTGTTGTTGTAATGTGAGGGCCCGTCACATTTGACATCCTGGGGAAAGCAGATACGACACGGGTTCCATCATCACACACAAAAGGATTATCCAAGAAACCCAACATCGAACTTATCGCACCCACTGTTGGCATAAGTTTTTCAACCTGTGGCCCGAGTCCTTCGATCAAATCTGTTACACCTTCAAACACATCTTGCAACAGATTTTTACAAAAATTCTTCGGTCCACGAACCACTTGTCCGGTCTCAGTTGACAAAACAGACCATCCTCGACGGGTGGCCACAACTACTTCTTTCTCTGTGACGGCGGGGCGCTCACCAAACTTCTTAACATAATCAGAATAACTGATGCCCTTCTGACTGCTCTTTCGCGCACGACCCCAAAACTTACGGCCTCCCCGCTTCTGGGTACCTTGACTAACTGAAACCTTCTTCTTCTGCTTGGCATTCCAACGGCGAGTTTTGTTGTATCCACTATTGCCTCGAAGTCCCCGTCCAACCGCATCGGCTTTAGCAACCCATTCAGCATCCCCAAAATACTTTGTATACTCTGGAGACACAGCAATACCTTTGTACAACGGATTCATCGAACCAGACGTCTGGAATTCCCCATGCTCATGAAAGTAGCGAGCCTGATAACTCATATAAGCACCACGATCCGCATGCGCCAATTGGGCCAACTTACTGCGACGTGACCGCTTCTTCTTCGGTTTATCGTCACCGCTAGTTGGAGGTTGCGCTTCTGGTGGTGCTTCTTGCGGCGCAGAGTCTTGAACAGTCTCTACGGGTACTGCCGGTGTGCTATTCTGCAGGGCTTCACTCTCCATCTCTGCAAAAGCACTCACCAAGGGTCTGGGGACCTTCAAATCATACTGCACAAATCTCAGAAACAATGACACAGTGATCGGAGACCCAGAGGTATAGGTCAACTTCTGTCGCACTCTGAAACGTAACGATCCAAAATTCTTCCCAACCGGGAGGAATTGATAATTTGTCCGGAACGGAATGCGCATAACAAGGTCACCACTATTCTTAGGGGCTATGGCCAGATGTTGGACGGCGAAATCATCAACAGTCTGCAATGTGCGCGTCTTATCACACAATGGCAACCACTGCATCAGAAGACAACCGTACTGAAGCGCTGTGCCATTAGTTTGTACACGGACTTCAAGATCACTTCTATAGAAGGTCATCTGCCTAAATTTTGTAGTCTGCATATCACCCTGTGCGACGCGGAGAAGGTCGAATGGAAGATTATAAGTTGCGATATCTGTACCATTTGACTGACTAATAGTCCACTGAAAACTTGTCTTGTACAGAAACGAATCCATCCCCTCCTCAAAACGCACATCGCCACCACCGAAACCTGACCCTTCAACCGGCATTGGTAACGCCATCTGGTCCTGTGTAAATATCGGATCTTCAGAAAAAGCGGTCATAGACTCAGCTACAGCTGCTTCCACTCCCAAGACAGATCGCTGACTAGCAATAATTTGCCGGGTCTCGTATGCGACATCTATCTTGGGTAGATGAATACTATCTAAAACGAGATTTATCTTCTCAAGATAATGATTAAACTCCACGCGAGGATACATTGTATATAGAGACACATACTGCACTGTTGCCTCATACCAATCTTCAATCCCGTTCTTCATCCAAGATACCGCTTGTTCTAGGGTGTCCTTTCGCATCCTGCCACACCAGCCTTTAGATAGGTAAATCGGGGTAGCACCTAAAAACGAAATCTCAGAAAATTTTCTAAATGCGGGCACACCAAATGTATTCTTCTGATCATCAGTATACACCTGACCTAGTTTAGAGAAATTCTGAATGAGGTAATTTTGATTAAATAACGGTGCTTTCTCTACATCAACACTCATTACATGATCGTCACCACAGAAACATGCACGCACACACTTGTCAAACTCAAGGTGTGGATACAACCGGTTAAACATAATACGCATATACAATGAGTTAGTTAGAATATTGCCGATTGTAGTGAACAAACAACCTGAGAGGTGGGCTACTTCAAAATAGAATCGCTGGTTCCTATATTGAACGCCACTCTCGGTCTGATATCGAACGAACTGGTCCCAAGCCACAGAATCCTGCAATTCGGTGGGCAACAGCTCAAATAAAATATCATAGACTGCTTTCTGTACAGGTTTCTGTGTATGCTGATCAAAATTTCCGAAATCACCTGCAATAATATGATCTAACGCATCTTTACAAAAAGTTAAATATTCGGCTATCTCATTCATATCATATGAATACTGATTAATTGTGATCGCAAACTCATGATGATTATTATTCAACGCTATAAGAAGACAACCAAATTTCATACGAGCAACCACATTCATCTCAAACGCACCTGAATATATAGCACGAGTTTTCCCTTGTTCAATTTTACTCTTCTTCTGCAACTCAGCTTTGGGAAAAGCCAAGAAATAAAACTCTCGCTGTACTCCGTTTTCTAGATCACACCGATAGTCCTTCACAATCTGTCGGAATTCGTCCGTAATCACGAGGTCTCCCTGATCATCAAAATGAGCCCATTGCTTCTTTCCTGTAGTCTTCGCCTGTAAGGCAAGTGGGTAGCCTGCGGATGAGCTCAAGTTCATTGATGACAACAGACCAGGGACACCCCCAATAGCCTCTTCGATAGTCAATTCTCGATCAAACCCGTGGAAATCTATCTCACTCCTCAGCTTTGACAGCAGACTTTGCTTAGCTAACTTCAACTCATCAGCTGTAATTTCCACCTGATCATTAAAAGACAAATCAAAGAAAGCTCGACTTAACGGGTCATGATGATCACTGTTTCGGGGATCAAATTTACTAACAATCGAGGGTTCTCTTTTAATCTCAAAACAATGGGCTTGTCCCACCGGTGACAATTCGTAAGTCTGCTTCTCAGGCACAAAAACTTGTTCTTCTACAGGCACACTCTCAACAAATTTAAAATTATCACCATATCCATTGACATCCATTTCTCCTTTTGCTTCAGTTACAGGATATTGTCCGTCTTTCTCGCGCGCCGCTGAACAACGCAGCAAATAGGAGACATCTTCACTCGTCACAATCTGTCCGAAACCGCGTTTACCGTAATTCATGTTCTGACCAGCCACGTGTATCGCCAAAATCTTTTGTTGATCACCAACCTGGGCCATCAAGGGCGTACCGCAATCTCCATCGCGAGAAGCCGCCGGATAAGCTATTCCATCGAGGAACTCAACGCGCTCATATGTAGTGGGCAAACAATATGAGTAAACTTTACAGTAACGAGCAACTGATTGCATCTCTACCTCGTGTAAAACTGCGTTAATGTTCCAGCCTGTGACACTCTTAGCCAAGCGGCCAGCTTCTTCAAGAGTAACAAATGAATTAACGATATTAGGTGAAAATCCAACATTGCCGTTTAAGCGGAACAATAAACAGTCTTTGTCCTCTAAAGCAACAACACTATCTTTAACTAAAGTACAATCAACACTCCGTCCATTCACATCAACTGTTAGAGGTACATCTCGACCAAGATCGAGTGCGTGCTCTAGATGACTAAAGGTCAGATAATAGTCATTTTGTACTCCTATAGCTATAAAAGAGAATTTATCATGTCTAAACCGTAGTACCCGGGCGCGAGCAGCAGATGCTTCTGCAATATGCATCGTAGCTGGAGCTCCAGGATATCTGGCAACCCTGCGCACTAACGAAGTCTTGCGTTCCAAATTCGGCTCTGGAGATGTATCACGAGCTTCAGCTACAGGAGCCACTACTTCGTAATCTTGATCGTCTCCAGCATCTCCTGTCAACATCGAACGTACCTTCCGGATTAACCATATAGTTCCTGCAACACCAGCTGCATAACCAGCAAACTGAGCCATATATTGCAAGAAGACTGCACCATCAGAAGGCGAATCGATAGGACAATCAAACTGCTGGATGCCAGAATTGCGTCCTGCATCATCATACGTACTCGAGATATCTCTCATACGCTGGACAAGGTCTTCTTTAAACGATTGGATAATTGAAACATCGATTCCACACTTCACAGCATAGAAGTCGACAAACTTATCCCATATATCTTCTGACACGTCAAAATAAATTTCTGATGCATCAAGGTCTATCAGACCAGATTTATCAAACACTACCTTGTCATTACTAGACTCGCACCATTTTTGTACTTCAACTATGTTTTTCTTCATCTTTTCCTTCTCATCTACATTGGGCATATCTCCTTCAGAAGCTGATGTAAACTCGGTTGGAGTATACATAGCATTAGAATAGAAGTTCTTCTTTTGTTTCTCAGACTTCAACTCTAATTTCACGTCGACAAGTCTCTTAACATCAGTCTGTATGCCCGGACTATATTCCAGCTGTCGGATGTTATCTTCATTCACATCTACAATCGCATCTACCAGAACTGGAGATAGAGCCTTGTCGTTAACACCCTGGACAGCGGGGAAATATGTACCTGGAGCATAGACAGCTGCGAGATCAGTGTAGTTAAATACACTTAAAGGTTCACCTTGTGACGTTTCAAACATGCACACATCTGGACAATCTCGCACTATCAAATCAACACCATCAGAATTGTTAGCGTCTTCAAAACAATGAGTGTTATCATTGTAAGCCAACTCGAACTTAGGCCATTCTACACGATTGGTTGCTTCAAGACGCGTTGGACCCATAGGCTTAATCAATCCACGACCGACAGCCTTTGCGACATTGGTCCTCTTGATACTGAGAAAACCAAGATAACCGTCCTCGGCGTCAAAACCCTGTATTGAAATCTTTAAGAAATCGAGCAGTGTCCACAAAACAAACTTTCTAGGATTTTCAGAAATCTTGTCTTCGTCAATAGAGAATTTGGTCATGCCACCCATTATGCCCCGGAAGACTAACACAAACTCATTATTGACATAAATACAATGGTGATCATTGCCGCTCAATCTCTTTCTCCCCCCTGCATGTTTGCAGCCCATCAAGGTACAGGAGTGATCAATGCAAATTGAGGTACACCCAATGAATGGGACCATGGAGATAAAATATTCTAGATTGATCGGAACTTCAACAGAATACCCCTTCTTTTCTTTCTTCCATGGGAAGACAGTTCGCTTTGTAGCTGATCGAGTAATACGAGGGAAGGTTCCGTGAACATTCCAATATGCCATTGTGTGCAACCAACTACAATAGCAGGCGAGAGAATCAACATGTGAGTTCTCATCATCTTCGCCAATCTTGCCGTCACTCTTTACAACTATCTCCTTCTTGACTTCCTGATCTGAGACGCCAGGTTCCATGACTTTCTTAAGCTCTTCATCAGATATACGCATCGACTCCTTAAGTGCTTCAAGATCAGCACCAGATAGAGTTTTCTCTTCAGCCTTGAGATCATCAGCATCAGGCAAAATCAACGGTTTTGAAAGATTAAATTGACGATCTTTACCTTCAGTCTTCTCAAATGTGGCCGCAGAAACTGCTGGAGGAACAACTCCTCCATAACGTTTACAGTAAGCAGCGTAATCTTTATACAGGTAATATCCTTTATCATACTTCTCTACCTGATTTTCTCCATCGACAACTTTAAGATCAACACGCATCACAACACAAGTCGCAGTCGGTGGATGTGCAGCTGGATAAATGTAATCATTGGTCGGATCATACCAATAATGACCATCATGCAACCAATAAAATCCAGCCATGCGTTTCTGCCCTACTGTCTGCCATTCGTCATTCATTCTGTCAAGCTCTGAATCACTAGCAGCCCGATCTTCCTCCATTTCAGCAACGGCGTCAGGGTCTAACTCGGAATCCACAAACACTTTACCCTCGAGAGCATCTTTTATGGCCTGATCGACCGTCTTCTTTGGATCGCGTGCACGCCCATGCAAGCCAAGCAACTTTATGGCCCGCATGTGGAACTCCTTCTGATACACGAGGATATAAGCTGCCAACTCTGCATACCCAGTCAATGTTTGAACAATACCGTTCATTCCTACACCAACACGGATATTGAACTGCAAATACTCACCGGTCTTGAACAGTTTTTCTTGCTCATCCTCTGGCAACTTCCAAGTATCAGGCTCTCCATCAATTTTACTAGCCACAAAATACTTTTCATAATCCGGATGTGGAACTGTCTCAATGACTATGTTACGACGACGATAAATTCCATTAGCCAGATTTCCTTGTAGTCCGATGCCATAACTGTTATTGAGAGTCAACAATATCGGCGAGCGGAAATGGAGACCTTTCCATCCAATATAACTGGCATTGACAGTAGCATTATTCAGTGGGAACGGAGCACAAGAGCAAAGACACAACATCTCCAAAAATATCTTCTCCAACTGACCCGACTGGTAGACATTAGCAAACTCATCAAAAACAACTACATCAGCACGGTTCGGATTATAACCAGACCAATATTGATCACTAGAGTTTCGGTAATATGGCAGAAGAGGTCGATCTGCCACCTTCTGCGTGTAAGGATCATACCATTTTCCGGCCATCAAAGGAATAACTTTATCTACCATAACAGATTTGCCAATACCAGGTTTACCGTAGTAATGAATCCATAGGGGGAAAGGTCGCTTCGAATCCTGGTATTGGAAAGCCATGAACTGGCTATTGAGAGAAATAGCATCAGACAAAGCCCTCCCTAATGTAGACATCACCGAAGGCGGAGCTCCAGCTCCAGCAAGCTCAGTCATCATCGCATTCATCCGCCATATTAAATTATTCAATTTTTCAGAATAATAATCTGTACCGGCAACATGCTCAACCATCGATAAAGAATCAAGTGCATTCCATTCAGCAACCAACTTCATAGCTTCTTTGATGGTATACTCTTTCTTGCCAATTCCAAGGAACCGAGCAAGAACTCCTTTGACCATACCAGGTAGCATGGACAACACAGAAACACAAAAACTACCAATAGTCTTAGCACTATTCAAGCAGGAACTAATCTCGAACAAATAATTACGAACCTGCTTGAATGGTATATTAAACATAGAAGTTGACATGAAAGCTAAACCAGTTACCAAAACAGAGAATACATCATTATCACCCTCAGCTATAGGCATAGATTGGAAGCTGGCATAACTTAAAAGAGTCTTCACTACGCTCGTTCCTATAATACCTATTGAAAATCCAACACACACAACTAACACCACGCCAACGTAGAGAATGCGAGACCATTTGACCTGAACTTTCTTCTGCAGATCATCGAGAATACTCTGCAACTTCTTGTCAGGATCAATTGACTCAACAAAAAATTGAATCACCTTTCGCATCATATCATTAGCAAATTGGTAAACAGCATTCTTTTTCCCGATAAAGAAACCAGTAATTGATTCATAGATTGACTGGAACTTCTGAGTCACCCAGTTCCAAAGGCCACCACTCTTTTTGATATCGTCACTTACCTTGGATTCACTATCTTTATCTTCTGCATTTTTACTTGGGGAAACACCTTCGGCAAAAGGCTCTTCCAACAAAATCGTTAAATCTCTTAAATCACTCACGAAAACATCCTTGACAAAGAGATTACGATAAACACTACGCATATAAACTAATATATGTTCCTCACCATGTGCTTTCTCAAACTCATACATTAGATGTTTCATTTCTAATGACAAAACCGCAGAGACTTCCATCAGTTTTATGCGAGCCACGTCACCAGTTTCCCGTAGTGTCGTGTTTTGGAAATGGTTCCAGCGACTCATAACAACTGCATTCCACTCAATACACAAACTGCGTTCGCGCTCAGTTAATGTGCGTGAGTGTGCAACATATGTTCCGACAGAAGACAAAAACTTTCGTAGAATGCCACTTGTCATGACATCGTCCGGGTCAAACGGATCTAGACTACACACACGGCAATAAATAACATAAACCCACGTCTGTACCAAATGGACATCAACCTCTCCAGACGCACCAAAAACATCGCTGTAATTACGGTACGGAATCGTTCGAACCAAGAATCGTTCAAACCACTCAACGACTTCGCTATACACACGATTTTCTACACATACAATTTCTCTAAAGAAATTATTAAACTCAACTTCACTTCTCAGAATGTACTCGGGGACCAAATCGAGATGTATTCGATTGGCCAACGGATGCTCACGGAAACTATGATACGGGCGGGGCAACGAGTGCTTGGCATTACACCATCCCTTATCCATAGACAGAGCAAGCAACTTCAGAGACTCAACTGAAGCGAAACTGTGATGCTGCTCAAACGCAACAAACTTAGATACCCCAAGCGATAACAACGAATGGGGCGAAATAAAGAGAGGATCAGATGATTCCCGTCGGGAGCCATTGTGAACATTAAGCTTGTAATCACGAAGCTTAGAAGCTCGATCAATAGCCTGATCTACACACTCTTCAATCTTCTTATGAGATAAGTTTTCCACTCTCTCATACACTTCATCAAAACTAGCATTTGACTGCGTCGCATTACACGAACCACAATCACTGTTAATCACAGAACAATTATCTTGACAAAAACACA